CAACATAACCAATATGTGTCTCTCCAGGATAACTAAATCTACCACCCATTTGTATGCCCATAGCTGCTGGAGGAAATCCAGCTTCGTTTTGTACTGCTTCAGTACCAGAACAAGCACCAGCAGTGCCTTCTTTAGCAACAGTTAAGTCTCCAAAATCTGTAGCGTTTCCTGTAGTAGCTATGGTAACTTGTTGTATGTCGTTAAAATTACCTGAATCATTTCTACCACCTGCAAATATTCCTTTTGTAGAGTTTGCTAAACCATCAATATAATCAGCTATTCTTCCAGCATCTCCAAAATCTGTAGCATTTCCAGTGGAGGCTATAGTAATATAATCAATGACATTTGAATAACCAGAAGCAGTAGGGTTACCTCCAAAAAATATACATCTCGTATTATTACTTGCTCCTCCTGTATACCTAGCTTCAGTTAAATCTCCAAAATCTGTGGCGTCACCTGTACTAGCTATGGTGAAATAGTCTATAACATTTGTTTTACTAGCACCTGTTCCACCCCCAATAATACCTCTAGTTGAGCTTCCTCCACTACCAGAATATGCTACTGCATTATTTAGGTTTCCAAAATCTGTAGCATTGCCTGTTGATGGTATGGTGACATACTCTACAGTATTAACATAACTAGAAACACTAAATCCTAACGTAATTATGCCTCTTACGTTATTTGCAATTCCAGCACAACCATACGCTACAGCAGATAAATCCCCAAAGTCTGTAGCGTTACCAGCAGAAGAAAATGTAAAATATTCTAATACATTGTAAGCAGTAGATCCATATCCACCAGCAACAATAGATCGTGTATCAGAAGAAAAACCTCCCACTAAGTACTTAGTAGCAGAGGTATCTCCAAAGTCAGTGGCATTACCTTCTGTTTCTACTATTATTTTATCAACTATATTTACTGCTGAAGAGCCAGAGTAACCACCCATAAACAAACCAACACTAGCAACTATAGGAGTAAAACTAGAAGTAGCAGCAGACAATGGGCCATTACCATAGTCATTGATTGCCCATACTTTAGCTACATACGATGTACCGTTAGTCAATCCAGTTACAGTAATCGGAGAAGAAGATCCAGTGTTACTATATTGTGCCTGACCTAGAGGATCATCTGATGCACTAGGAGCCACTAAAGTAATCGTATTACCCATACCGTTACCATGAGCAGTGCAATAATAGGCAGAAGGTTCACTTGCATCTTCAGCTAATACTAGTGTTACTTTAGCACCAGACTGACCAGCAGTTCCTGTTACAGTAACACCTGTAGTATACTGACTATCTGATGTATTTTTAAAATGAAAAGGATGTCCTGAGTTACTACTATCTTCTTGATCAAAGACGTATGTAAAACCTTTTACTAAAGTTAAGGCTGGATTACCTACGCCATCAATGTAGAAGACATTACCTGTACCACCACCATATAAATTACCTGATGCCACAGTTACTCTAAAAGTTTTAGTTGTTCCTGTTGCAGGAAATACACTGACACCAAAGCTAGTAATAGGGTCATCACCAACAGCAGAAGGTGCAGTAAATGCTACAGATACTTCTCCATCTAAAGCACCACTGGTTGCACCTATTGTTGGGGCATCAGGTACACTAAGATTGTCCTGACCTCCTATAAAACTTCCTCTACGAACCATTAGGAATCCCTATTAAGCGTCATCAATTTCTTCGTATGAGCATACTGCACTTAGATCACCAGCAGCAGATGCTTGTATCTTCAATATATCACTCTCCATTAAGTATAGGCCCATGTTCTTATCAATTACAACTAGCGTTGCATCAGCAGGAACTGATATTGTTTTTGCTAGATAGTAATCAGCAGAACTACGAGTTATCCATACATCAATAGAAGCAGCGTTAGACCCATCTATGTTTGCTATAACAAGCGAGTTAATCTTTTGCACTTTGTTAGCACCGCAAGTTAGCAAAGAAACAGCAGAGGCTGCAACGTCTGCATCCATAACTGTGTTTGCATAAATAGAACTAACAGCGACTATATTTGGATTTGCCATTGTTTACCTCCTAATCAACCAAAGACCATAGCCATAGCTATGCTTTTTCCAGTAGTTACGCCATTGTTTAATTGTGTTTGGATGTTACTGGTTACACCATCCAAGTAATCATACTCTGTGCTAGTCACACCAGTATCATATAATGCTTTAAGATAATTCAATTCAGTTACAGAACCAGTGTATCCATCTAATGTATTTAATTCAGCAGTAGTAGATGTAACACCATCTAGAATATTTAGCTCTGCACCAGTAGCCGTGACTGCTGTACCTGCATAGTTTAAGTTACCTGCTGCTATGTTTACTTCACCAGTTCCTTTTGGAGATATGTCTATGTCTATGTTTGAGTCATCACCCATAGCTCCAACAACTACAGCACCACCTGTTGCTGCGTTAGTTATTTCTATTGCGTTTACAGCAGAACTAGCAGTCTGTAATACTATAGCTTCATTACCGTTTGCATCTGCTATAAAACCACCATCAACTATTTTAGGTGCTGTCAAGGTTTTATTTGATAAAGTTTGCGTTGTACTTGCATAGTATGTGTCTAACAGATCAACATCAAAGTATTTCATTACTGAAGCACTAGAGTCATGCATGAGTATAGCATCGTTGTTTGCTATGGCAGTGCTAGTATCTATACTAACAGCAGAGGCATCAGCAACAGTGTTTAGTTCTGCACCAGTAGCATTTAGACCTGATACGTTAAAGGATGAATCTACTAATGCTTTTACAGATTGTTGTGTAGGTATTAGCGTAGCACTATTAGAAGAGAAGTCATCCTCATCAGCAAAGCCTGTAATTGTTATAGTGCCATCTGATAATGAACCAAAGGTAACTGTGCCTGTAGTAGTTATAGCAGATGACCCATTGTTTATTGCACCAAACCCTGTAGAGATACTACCACTGTTTAATGCACCAGTAGTAACTAGGTTTGGCATGGCTGTTATTTCATCATCAAAGTATGCAGCTAAGTCTGTAACTGCAACCTGCTTCATTGTGCCATCGTCATTAACAACAACCCTATCTGCATCAGCTATTGTGGTGCTTGACGCTGATGTATCACCATCCATAATGTTTAGTTCAGTGGCAGTAACTGTAGCACCGTCAAGTATATTTAACTCTGCTGCTGTTGATGTAACACCATCGAGTATGTTTAGTTCTTCTGGTGTAGATGTAATCTGTGTTGTACTTACTGCTGCTAATACAGGTATTGTACCAGATTGGTTAGGTAAGTTAATTGTACGATCAGCAGTAGGATCTACAATAGATAATGTAGTCTCATGGTCATCAGCAGTAGCACCTTCAAATACGATTGCATTCTGTGCATTCATAGTAACTGTATCTACTATTGTTTGTGTACCGCTTACTGTTAAGTTTCCTGCAACAGTTAAGTTATCACCTATAGTTACTTCAGAAGTACCATGTCCTATTGTTATAGCAGTGCCAGATATGCCAGTACCAATAGATACTGACTCGCTACTGTTAGCTGTATCAATAATAAGATATGCATCTGATCCCTGTTTAATTGTAAATGCAGTGGCTGAGTTATCTGTTACTGCTACATTAATATCGGTATCATCAGCAGAAATAGAGTCAAGGGCAATATCACCTACGTTAGTTATATTACCATCACCTACGCTAAGTGCAGTAGCACTAAGAGTTCCAGATAATGCAGTGTTAGCTCCAGTAAATGTAGCAGCAGTGGTAGAACCAGATTTAATTATTAAGTTACCACTGTTGTTTGTTAATGCACCATACTGTGTGCCATCATCTTTAAGTAGTACATCAGCACCGTCTGCATCTAGTATGATATCTCCAGCAGCATCTAGTGTCATGTCACCAGAGGATAATGCTATGGTTGTACCGTCTATGTTAAAGTTGTCTATATCAATACCAGCATCAGCAGTAATCTTACCAGTAACTCCTAGTGTACTGCTCATGTCTACAGCACCATTTATATCTATTGTAGTGCCGTTTATTTCTACTTCACTATCTGATACAAGATCTAATACACCGTCAGCAGATTGATGTATGTAAGTACCACTATCGCCAAACTGTAGTTGACTAGTACTATTTAGTAAAACACCTGTATCAGCTACATGAGTTAGTGTAACATCCTGATCATCACCTAAATTAATTACTGCACCATCAGCAAGGAACAGATCACTAAACTCTAAGGATGATGTACCTAATGCAGCACCATCAGAGGCATCAGGGACAAATGCAGTTGTGGCAGTTATTGTAGTTCCTTGTATTGTGCTTGATCCAGTTAAAGCACCAGTAACACCTAATGTACCAGCTATAGTAGCATTCTCATCAACGTCAAGTGTGTCTATATGTGCAGTACCATCTAAAAACATATCTTTAAATTCTAATGATGCTGTACCTAGATCTATGTCATTATCTGTTATAGGAACTATCGCACCATCTTGCAATCTAAATTGTTGCACAGAAGAAGAACTAACTTGCACATAAAACTCTAGATGATCGTTAGATGTATCTATAAGAACTTTGTTATTTTGATCAGCATCTGCAATACGATCTATTGGTGGACCTTCTGCTGATGTACCGTCATGCGAGTGGCCTGTAGAGTTATTAAAAGCTGCTAGTACTTGGTTAAATTCTGCATTAAGTGGTGCTGCTGATACTACCTCACCACTAACAATTTGTGCTGCTGATTGTCTAGTATATCCTGCCATTATCTGTATCCTGCATCTTGATAAGTTATAGAAAACCCACTAATACTATAGGGAGATTGGGTTCCTGTTGATGTTATAACTAATGAGATCGCCCTACCCGATCCCTGAATATTTGACTCTAGCACTGGACTTGTAGAGCCATCATATCTAAAAGTAGCATCAAATGTACTACCTGTTGTTGTATATCTTGCTAATGCACCTGCTGTAGTTAAAGAATATGTACTTGGGTCTGGTACATTTGGATCATCCCAATCATATGCTATACCTAAGTTAATTGTAGATTCACCCTCTGGTCTAGTAAATAATGTAATATGTTGAAATATTTTTCTCTTTTCTGTAGAATCAAAGTACAAAAAAGGAGATGCATAAACAGCAGTTACATCTTCAGTATTAAATGTACTACCGCTTTCCTGTTGAAATATCTCACCATTTAAATCACCATGTAATACAACTTCAACATTATTTATAAGTCCACTAGTAGCAACGAATGCTCTTATACCTAGTAACTCTCCAAACTCCCAACCAATACGCCTGTCTGCAAATCTAAGACCACCTATTATACCTGCTGTATCTGATGCTGCTGTAGTTGTCTTTGGAAAGAAATATCTAAACTGAGATTTATTTCTAATAACAACAGAGGACATATTATTTAAATCATGTGTACTAGGCAATGCTTGTAATAATTGCTGTACTGGTTTAGAGATAGTTTCAAGTTCAACGTCACCAATTCTAGCAGTACCTTGAATAGGACGTATACCGTCTGATGCTAAAAATAATACGTCACCACCTATTTCAATAATACTATCTGTAGCAATACATCCAATATTGTCTGTTACTTCTGCAAGAACAAAATCTGATGAAGATGTCCCTGTTAATTTTTTAATTTTATCTTTACCAAATACATACAAAGCATCTCTAAACTTTGCAAGACCTGTAATATTAAAACCAGCATTAATAGTTCCAGAACCACTACCTGATCTAAATCTGTTATCTACGTTAGGCTCACTAAACAATAATAAATTTGGTCCTAGTCCTGTTGTTGGAAATCCTGCATAAAATTGATGGTTTTTAAAATCTGTACTAAAAGATGCACCTGTTGGATTTGCATCATCACTAGTTGTATGATTACTAAACGTAGTACCATCAAACTTTGCTGGAGTATTTGTACCATCACAAAGTATAACTGCTTCTGTTCCTACAAACGAATTAAAAGTATCTCGTACTTTTGATACACCTATAGAAGATCTAAATGAATGTACTCTTGTCCAACCAGTTACGGTATACTTCCATACTGTGTAGTATTGACTGTATTTAGCTGTTACAGAACTCCCACCACCTGTAGCACCACTAGTAGCAGCAGATGTAAATGTAACAGTATAACTGTTTGCATTTGGTACTGTTACAACTTCCATTTCTGTTGCGTTTGGTGTTATACCTCCTACAGCAGAACTTCCAGTAAATGTAACAAAGTTTCCTACAGATAATCCATGTGCAGTATGTGAAACTGTAACTGTTGCACTACCACTAGTAACTGTAAAAGGATTTGATCCTAACGAGTGTGTTTTATCAAAAGCCTTAAATGTTACTGAGCTTCCTCCTCCTGCACCACTACCACTAGCATTATCAGTAAAAACAACTGTATAACTATTTGCATCAACAACCGATGCTACTGTCATTTCTACATCATTAGGAGTTACACCATTAACAGCAGAAGATCCTGAAAATATAACTCTGTCATCTACTGCTAGTCCATGACTAGTATGCGCTACAGTTATTGTTGAACTACCACTACTAGTAGTAAAAGGGTTAGCCCCTAGTGAACCTGTAAAATCACCATCGTTTCTTCTAATTGCATAAGGCACTCCACCAAGTATCCATATGCCTAATACCTGACCTACTCCAGATACTGTTCCATAACTTGAGTCGTAAGAGGTATATCCACTAACTCTACGATATCCACCAAACTGCGAGATCTCCATATTTAACATTCGGAGTGCAGCACCTGGATTAGATCCTGCAAGTGCTAATGCATCCTCGTTGGTAAATAAACCACCACGCGATAATACAGTTACGTCTTTAAGAGCGTCTGTCATTAGAACGAACCATGTGGTACTGCTAGTAGTCTCCCTACTCTTGTATCTCTAATATCAGTAAATCTATTAATAAGAAGTGTACGCATACGCTCTATACCTTCTTCAAACTTTTGTTTTGTTATCGCTGCTTGTTGTGCGTTATCTCTAAACATATAAGTATGATACAATGCACCATCTATAACAACGTGTTTAAATTGATCTGGAACTGACATAGTATCTGTATCATTTACTAAGTCATTTGCAAAAGCAAAGTAATTATAATTTACAGTGTAAGCCTTATCTGGAATAGGAGAGAATCCTGCTTTATTAGAAAGTGTTCTATAAATGTATACAGGATTTGCATAATCTGATGAAGTTGCGTTTCCATCTCTTTCATAAAATCTGGCAATAAATGTGTCATAGTTTATTAATCGTAATAATCGTGCATCAGCACTTATACTATCGTCTTTAGCAATACGAAAACTATCCCAATCAGCTACTTTAAAATCAGTAGCAAGGCTGTACTCAGCCGTACCTGCTGATAATGTTATAGAAGCAGAGGTATAGTTAAAAGGAAATTCAAATTCTTTTTGAGATATTTCTTGCAATGATGCATTAACAGAGTCTTTTACTTGAGCGCGAAAACCTGTTGCTGTAGGAAAATCAGTAGCTGTTAATTCAACCTCATTTAACCTACGCAATGTATCATTAACTAGTGTAATAAAAGTTGTTGCCATGTCATATCCAAATTAAGATAAAGGGGTAGCCCAAGTTAATGAACTACCCCAAAATCAATTAGGCTAGGGTATCCCTAGCAGCGGCAGTAGGTTCTGCACCCTGTTCGTTGCAATCAACGACAACAGCGTAAACTCTAATTCTGCCTGTTGTTGGTGCTGCTCCTGCCAACTTAACATCAATTGTGTCTGTAGAAGCCATAAATTGAGTATAAGTTGAAGCTGAACCAGTTCCAATAACATTGGTTTGACCGTTAGTACCTGCTGCACAGAAACCTGTTGACGTTACGTCTGCACCATCAACAATGTCATCTCCTGCTGCAAAGTCTATATCAGCCGTTACAGAAGAATTGAATGCTTTCATAACTTCTGCACCAGCATTGATAACTAGGACTCCTGCTGGAACTTCTAGAAGCTGGAAGATATCTCCATCTGCTCCAGAATATCCTTTTGCAACCATGTCATCAATATCTAACGTAGCCTGAATAGTGTAGGCAACGTGGCTGTCAGATTTTGGTGGTAAAACCGCAATGCTGTCTGCCCCTACACCTACGGTATCGGCATCAGTCATATCATAAGTAGCCATGATTTATCCTCCTTAACCTGCGATGTTGTAGTGGGCGCGAACAAGAGCTTCAGGACGAAGAATCTTGCGACCATACAAATGCATACCACGAACAATGTCAGCAAAGCTGTCGTTGTCACGGTAAGATTCTACTTTCTCGATTTGAGAAGCTGTTGCTACAGCAGAATCGTGTCCAGCAAGAACCACACCAAAATGCGATGAAGAACCGTTAGTGTCGATAGTTCCTGGACCTGTACCTATTGAAGGTAGGTTGTTAGACAGATAAACTCTGAATCCACGAATTAGACCGCTAATGATGCGTCCATTTCGTAGAATGTCATTTGCATTCTGTCCACCAGCAAAGTCATTGTTTAACAACTTGCTGTTTTCATCGTTTAGCTGTTCAGCAAAAACTGGATCAACGACAACCCAACGGTTATCCCTGTCAACATTTTGCTGGTCTAGTAAACGAGCCATGCGGTTTAGAACTTCTAATGGAGTTGCTTCACCAGTAGATCCATCAGGGTGAGTAGCGATGGAGTCTGTTGTAGCACCACCAGAAACAAAACTTGCTCTGGATATTAACATAGAAGCTAACAAACCATCGGCTGCAACAGACACTGGATCAGTACCAGATTTATCGGCTGCAACTCTAGCTGTACCTGCATTTGCATGAAGTGCAGATTGTTTAAAGCCAGACATATAACCAAGAATCTCTTGGTCAAACTGATCTTTGAGGCGATAACCTGCACGATCAGTAGCCATTGATTCAAAGTTTACATGAGAATGTGCTTCCTCAATGTCGTCAATTTTAAAAGCAAAGTAGTTAGCTTTATCGACAACAAGAGTAAAGTCCTCATCGTCTAGGTCTTGTGGAGTTACTTGCGTACCCCTTGCGTATTCTTGAA